ATGTTTGCTGCTAAGGTTGGTAAAACATCAGCTGATTGAACCAATACAGTAAACAACCCAGTAATTGATTCCATAAGAGCAGACATTCCATAGATAATAAGAGCGACAGCTCCGAACATAACACCAAATGCCAAAGCCAATCCAATAAGTTGAATGCCTCCAACTTTGGCGGCAAGCCCCATGGCAAGGATTCCTAGAGCCATGAAGAAACCAAATTGAATAAAGAGCGGGTTGATTCTGGTTCCTAAGACCGCAGCCAATAAGGTAAAAACACCAAGAACTGCTCCCAAGGCACCCGCATTCGATGTAAATTGTGATGCTAGTCCCACAGCAAAAATTCCAACTGCGAGTGATTTAAGACCAGTTGCGAGATAGCCATCGCCCAAATAGCTCCCCAAAGTAAAAATAGCCATAGCCAAAATTGCCATTGGGCCCATTGCAGTGGTGGACTTTATAGAAAGGTCCTTCATGGACAATGCCAAATAAGTTACAGCGATTGTGATTTTTGCAATAGTTCCTCTTACATCATTAGCTATAAGCGCAACAGCGATGTTAACAAAGAATTCCAAACTATTGCCCAGCATCCTTATCAGATCTTTATTGGTTGCTAATGCCTCAAAAGCCATTGAAACTCTTTCAGTTAATGGTAGCAAGTCTGTCATTGCATTTGCAAGTCTTTCCTGTATATCTGCTTGTTGCTTTGCAATTGCAGCTTTCTCTGCCATTTCCGCCGGAGATGCCTCCAAATCGGCCATCATTTCTAGAACACTTGAGTAGCCCATCGCTTCCGCTGTAAATAGTTTTTGCGCTTGTGTCATGTTCTTGACACCACCAGTGGCATTATTGATTTGATTTCTCAATTCCTTCATTCTTTCAGCTGGGTTCATTGTCATAAGTGCCATTGAACTGAGGCTTGTCCGAGAACNGAGTTAAGAGTGGCTGCTTTCTTCGCGCCTTCGGAAAACTTATCAAAAGCTTTTGTCATATCAAGCATTTTTGAAATGGCCATCCCCGTAACACCAGCTTGGGACGCCAAATCTTTAAAGGCAGTTATTCCTTCTTCTCCGAATGATGAGAGATAGCCCATCGAAGAATTAAATTGAGTTCCCATGCTTTCTGCTGTGAGTCCAAGATTTTCTGCATTTGCTGCCATACCTTCCAGAGTGCTTGTTATTTTTGGCCCTGACATTCCAAACGATTTAAGTAGAAGATTTTGTCCTTTTGTAGCAGTATCTGCTGATACTCCAAGTTTTCCCATCATCGCAGCTGACTCTGCTAGATTTTTAGCAAATCCTGGAGCAGCATTGTTAATGTTGGTTATGTTTTTATATACCGTCTCTAANGCTTTGTTGCTGTCTGCGAGAGTTATTCCAAACTGCGCGGTTGATGAGGCCAAAGAAGTCATTTCTGATTGAAAATCATTTGTAAANCCGGTTGCTACTTTTAAACCAACAGCGGCTTTGTTAAGTTCTAGCATCTTTTTAGCAGCGATATCAATTACGGAGCCCAAGATGTTCATTGGACTTACCATGCCACTGATTGCACCCANAATGGCNTNAGNNTTTGCNGCTTTATCTCCGGAGAAGAAATTTTGGCCCATCTCGGCGAATTTACCGGCGGCTGTTTTGGAAAAATCTGCTGCGATCCCCATGTTTCTGGCTAATTTGGCGGTACCAGAAGCTATATCATCCGCAAAATCTTTGGAGATTTCTTGTTTAGAACGAAATTCTTCTATTTTTTCTACAGCTTGGGTTATATTGGCAACACTATCCAATTGAAGAGCGTTAAGTTCTTCTTGTTGGCTTGTTGTGAGGTTTGTTGATTTTAGGAGCTTATCGAATTCTTCTTTGATCTTGGATTGGTTTGCTATAGCATTTAAGTCAAAATCTTCTTTCTTTTTCAAGTCTTTCAGATAGTTTTTGGCAGCATCCAGTCTAATTCTGTCAAGTTCGATTTCTTGTTTTGCGGCCTCAAGGTTGTTTCCAAGACTTTTGGCAATGTCTTTTAAGATTTCTCTCTTTTTTTCCTGATTCTTAAGGTCCTCTAGAGATGCCTGTGCTACCGCTGCAGGATCAAAACCAGATGCGGTAGAGTCACCACCACCGTCACCCTGACCCATCGGCATCCTTAGAATGTCCATTCCATTAATTAATCTATCAAAACTTGACATGTGTTACCCTCTTGAATGTAATTAGTTTTCAACAAAAAATGCTTGGTTTTACCCAAGCATCATCTTTTTGCCTTATCATATTCTTCTTTTTCTTTCTCAAACTCTTGAATCGTTCGATCAAGCCACCATTTTCTTAAGCCAATGGGGAGAGAATACATCTCTGAAAGAGACCAACCGCCATAATGCTTGAGGGTAAAAAACACCTCATAGACATTTTGCATGTACTCACTGGTCAGGCCAAAAAAAGTCCGTATTAAACGGAACCTCCATTTCTTGTTCGAAACCACAAGACTCNCATTCAAATTCTTCGCTGACTTTAATATTCGGAGCCAGAGCTTCATAGCATTTACGAAGCCATCTTGCTTCATACGCTGGAACATTATTAACAAAATAGTTAACAAACTCTGGTCCATCATGACCATTAACAGAATTAATGTACAACTTCATTTGAGTTGAAACAATCTCTTCTTGTTTGGTGTTTTTTGACATGAGCTTAACAATCTTGCTCTCATCTGCACCTGTTAAAAGCCGAAGTTCTACCTTAATTTGCGACTTTGGTGTTGTAACCACATAAGTGCCCACCTCGGTCTCTTCAACGTCAAATTCTTCCAAATCTCCATCAATTATCAAAGGATTTGATAGGTCAAAGGTAAGCTTCTGGGTGTTCTGGCAACTTGGACACTGAACTTTTGTTTCATAAAGATGACCGTATGCTGATGAACGTGCGGCAATTATTACTGCGTTGCGATCTCCAACAAGAACATCTTTCGCTTTGTAAGTTTTATCAACCAATAGATTATCAATAAGTCTTTCAAGCGCAAGTCCTTTTTTAAGCAACGAACGAGATGTAAGAATATCTTCGTCTTTTGCTGTCATGAAACGGATTTCAATTGTTTCTTGATTATGAAGAGGATGACCGGAAGGATAACCGATTCCTCTGGATGGGAGTTCAACGAACTCTGTTGGGGTTACAAATTCAAGAACGGATGCGGGATCAACTGCTTCCGCTTGTGCTCGTCTTGTTTTTGTTCTATCTTCATTATTTCTTCTCATTTATACCTCTTTGTTATATTATTCTTCTTGCCCTATGGGGGTTGTTCTATCAAATGGATTACGTGTATCATCATTAGTGATTGATGGCAATGGATCAACGGTGCCCCCGCTTCCTCTTCTTTGAATCTCAGATGTCCCACTGACTTGTCTTTCTGTTCCTTCTGTGCGGCTAGAGACTTCTCCAACATCCCCTAGGGGACTTACATCACCACCACCACCTAAATCACCACCACCAGCACGAAGCTGATCAAGTTGACTAGTGGGAAGGGTTGTACCTCCTTCGAGATCGAAATCTTTTAATAACATTGATGATCCCTCTGGTAGTGTTGTTAGTGCTGGTGTTGCCTCTACAGCCTCTTCTATTGCTCGTACACGTTCATCCATTATTGCTTCTTCATTATCGACAAACAATGTTTTCATAAATTCTTTATATGAAAGCTCGTCTACGTTCAATGGGTTGCCTATTACTGTTCTATCCATAACCGCCCAATCATAAACAACTCCAAGTTCGTACTCTACTAAATCATCAGCAGAATAATCTAGATCTCCCCATCCTATCGTTTTTACAATTGGGTTGATGAGATGCCAACATTCTGTTATTTTCTTGTCCGGAGAAACTTGATAGATAGAAATTCTTTGTTTTGATGTCGAAGCACTTTTAACATCCGCAACCCCAGTGAGTCCAAGTCCAAAAGAGTTTGCGATTGTTGAAGATTTTTCCGGAGTTGTTATTGTCCTCCAAGTATCAGCCTCTACTAAATCTGTTTTTTCATCGTCACGAAAGTTTATTTTTGTTGAAACGTGATGCCCACCGCCGAATTCAGATCCACTTTCATCATCCACATTACGGAAATGAGGATCTCTGAATTGTGAATTGTTAACATGAGGATAAGTATAGCCTGTGTTATTCATAATCTGCCAAAGAAAAGCTCCGGTATCGAAGTGTTCTGTTTGCATTCCCATTCCATTCATATCAACAAATTTTATTGTTATCGGTTGCCACGTTGCGTTGCCGGGATAATTAAACTTATGATTTAATAGACGATACTCTTTTGTGTCAAATTCAACCTTTGGCTTGTTTAACGATTTGACATTAGGCAAATAGAAAGTGCCACCAAAAACAACAACAAATTTGCTTTTGGTTTTAGGCTGCAGGTTCGGATTTGTCCACCATGACATTTAACTCTCTCTTATTCTGCTTCGAAGAATGTTCCGAGAGCACCTTGATCAGCAGTTTCACATGTTGCCCAATCATAGCGGAATTCCAAATCAATTGTTGAAATGTCATCGTTCTCGTAATCAAGCTCAGAAAATGCAACCTTCTTGATAAATGGGTTATGAAGTTCCCAAGTTTCAATTGCGGTTCCACCAGCATCAAGTTGACGGATCGCAACTTTTCCGATTGCACCATTAGTTTTAGCTTTAGATTGAGTTGTAAGTTGGTTAGCGTCACCCGGAATAACATATCCACCAGAACGAATAATTTGATTAATTCTGAAAAGAGAGCCGGGATCAACAGGATCAACAAGTGTCATGGAAATTGCTTGCCATTCAACTTTTCCGGGATAATAAAATGTGTGGCCCATGTAAACATGCTTACTTTCAGCAATTGTGAAGTTAGGCTTAGCTACCTTCTTTGCCCACCATACAGCAGGTTCAGTTCCCTGAACACCGGTGATGAAAATTTGAAATCTAAAATTTCTCTTAGGATCTCTCTCTGGGGTTGTTGTCCAAAATGCCATTATTATGTTCTCCTATAATTTACTATAACTAGTTGGCTTACGCAAAATCTGCGCCTGTGCGAGTGATTACAAAGTCGATTGCAATGTATTCAATAGCTCTCGCTGGCTTTAAAAATACCTTAGCGTATAGAATGTTTCTATCGATAAGATCTGCTGTGGTTGTTGTAGAGTCTAGAATAAGTCGGTAATCTGTAAGACCAAACTTTGCTTTAACATCAGAAAGGATTGGCTCTGCTTGAGAGCGGAATCTTGCCCATGTTGATTCAACGTTTGCGTCGAAGAGTACATTTCTAGCTACTTTGCTAATTTCTGCTTTAAGGAAGATCATAAGACGACGAACGTTAATGCGATCTAGAGCAGAAGGTAATTGTTGAAGTGTCTTTTGTCCAAAGATTACAACTCCTTCGTTGGGGAATGTAGCGATTGGGTTAACGTTAACTTCATAAAGCTTATCTCTTTCAGAGGAATCAAGTCGTTGACGCGCTTGGATTACACGAGGACCAGAACGGCCTCCGAGGTTTCCAAGTCCACCGCGATTGAAACCAGCAGGAGCAAACCAGATTTCTGATCTAGCTTCTGACTGAGCAATAGCGCCAATTCCAGCAACAGAAGAAGGAACCCAAACGCGTTCACCGCTATTGAGGTTGTCTTGAATCTGAACTGCAGGGTAATATGCTGCAGCATAGCTTGAATTTAGTTGACGATTTTTAAGGCTTGAGATTGCTGCTGTAACAGAACCCAAGCGAGTATTTTGATCAGCTTTAGATTCGTAAGAAGGTGTGTAATCGTCAACAAGGTCGATAATGGCAAGAACATCTTTACGAGATTCTGCAATTGAAACAACTTTGTTTGTAATGATTGCATTCTTAATTCCTGGAACTGCGATAAGATTTGCAGGAACGGTTTCTGGATCTGAGACAGAGTCAAGTGCTTTGTTCAAAGAATAATGAAGATAGTTTGTTGTCTCGGAAAGAGCCTCACCAATCAATTTTTGACGGAAAGGTTCTTTCTCTGTAATGTCAAGTCCGTCAAATCCACCAAAGAGTGGAAGAGCGAATTGTCTAACGTCTTTGTCTAGAAGCTCTGAGAGACTATTTGTCGCTGAGAATGCATCTCCAATAGCATGTGAACCTGAAGTCCATACTACGGTGTTATTGGCAGTGCTTACAACAATGTCTTCAAGAGAGAAAACGAATGAATATTCAAACCCATCTGTGCTAGCTGGAGCAAATTGCTGAGCAGCATATTCTGGTGGAAGCGGACGAAGGTAGTCAACATAATCCTCATCGTGAAGAGTAGAATTGCTAGCAACCTTTGGACGAATTCCGAAGTATGCTTTGTAAGGGTTAGATGAAAATCCATCAGATCCGCTAACTCGCAAAGGAATTTGAGGAAATGAGAATTTAACAGCTTCAATTGTGTCTAGGTCCAAAAAGGTGCTAGTTGTTCCTGCAGACTTAATAACTGTAGCGTTCCCTTCAGCAAAAGCTCCTGCAAAGTCATCCGATAGATCGAAAGATTTAGCATCCGGATCTCCGGTCAATGCGCCGAATCCTTTTGGACGTCCAGGCCCGAGGAAACCAACAGGAAGATCTGTTGAGTCATAGTTTTGTTCTTCTGAGTACATTCGAACACGAACGTAATCGGAAACATTTGCATGGTTTCCAAAAGAACGATAGCGACGATCAGTGTCGTTCCATTCCATATACATGTCACCAATTCTACGAGCAACATAATTTGGAGAGTTTGGATCTAGATTACATCCAGTGTATTTCTCTAGAGTCCCACCATTAACATCCATAATTTTAACAGAGAATGTTCCATAAGGATAAATGGTTTCGTTTGTTGCTAGCTTGAGCTCTTCAATTCCAATTATAATATTCTTTTGAACTTCTTCACCGGCGTGGATACACTCAAAGCGGAAAAGTTTTGTTGAAGTTGTTTCTCCAACGTATGCAGAAGGGGTTCCGTAGTTGCGGCCAATGAGATAACCAGATTTAGCTTCTGCTGATCCAGTTTTGTGATAAGACCAGTTACCAGTCTTTGTTGAACCAAGACCTCCTTTATGAAGAGGAATAAGAACACCATACTGTTCTCCGGCAGCTGAGCCGGTTACTTTAGCTGCGAGACTTCTTTCGAATGTT